CTCGAGTTAAGGGGGCTGCTGCTAGTAGCAGTTACAATCTAGTTAAAAGCATTGCCGAGGAGGTACGTGGTCTTGCGATGGAATTTAATTGCGCCTTGGTTACTAGCAGTCAGTTTAATCGTGACGGCTATGGTAATTCAGACGTTGATCTTACTAATACTTCCGAGTCAATGGGTATTACTCATACAGCAGATTGCATACTCGGTCTGGTGACATCTGAAGCTTTGGACGAACTCGGTCAACTTATGATCAAACAACTTAAAAATCGTTGGAGTGACCTTGGTTACTATCGTCGATTCTTGGTTGGTATTGAACGAGCTAAGATGAAGATCTATGAACTCGAAGAATCCGCTCAGAAGAATATTAATCTCGACGGTGGAGGTTCCAGTGGAGGTGCTAATTCAAATCAGGACAGTGGTCCGGTGTTTGACAAGACTGACATTGGCATGAGACTCAATAAGAAAAAGCGCCCCGTGTTTGATGATGTACAAATCAATTAATTATAAATAGCTAAAACAGTTATTATATAATAATAGGGACATCAATGTTAAGCTTTAAGCAATTTCTTAATGAACTCTATATTGATCTAAAACACTCTGACCTTACCAAACGTGGTGGTGCACGGACTCAAGTCTTTGTGCAAAAGGTTAAAGACGGTGAACCCTTCTTGACTAAGAAGGGCGCTGTCGTTTTAGACCGAGGTCATTTAGATGATATCGAAAAAGGTATGGAAAAGCGAGGATATCGTGATACCTTTACTGGAACTGACACCAAGAATAAGAGACCCGTTCGAGTCAATTACTCAAAAGAGTTTTTAAAGACGCCTGAGTTTGGTGGTAAAGGTGCTGGTGCCGGTACTGCAGCTGAGGATGCTTATCTCAAAAACTTTACTAAACTATTAGAAAAAGTCTTTGCAACTGAGAATCAGCCCATCATTAATCTACAAATCAATGGTCGTACCGTTGAGTGTGCTGGTATCATTTCAACTCCTCAAAGGGGTCGACGAGCTCCTAAGTCCGATTTCTCAATTGTTAATGCTACAGGTGAAGAGGTTGCTTGGTTATCTCATAAAGCAGGTACCAAGCCCAGCCAATTCCAGCAATATGGTGGATTGAGCGATAGTGCATTCTCAGAGAATCCTGACGTAAAACAATTTGTTATGGACCTCAAAAAGCTATATCCAAACGGATTAGAGCGTGGTAACTCAGCTTATCGGCCATGTAAAGATGTTTCAATTATTAATATGTCAGTATACGGCACAGCATTTGGTGGCGAACCTGCTGCTGAAAACGTAGACGAATTCCATCAAGGTACTCTTAAACTTAAGAAGCTTGCTGGTAATGCTACATACGAAATCATTTCATCACATAAAGGTAGTAATGGTAGTATATTAGATAGTGGTGGTTATGAACCAATTTATTACGCACGATATACTGGCGATCGAGGAGCTCGAGTCGCTGGTGAATTTATTGAGAACGCTCGAATCGGAGTTTTCCCAGCAGCCAAAGCAGCAAAAACGAGCAAACTAATATGATAGGATTTAGGCAGTACCTCGAAGAAGCAGCAGGTAAAAACCTGCACATGACTCACCTTGAAGATGCAGTTATCGATGGAGGAGTTAAAGGTACACGTAATGTATTTAATTACCTTCGTGCTTTACGCGATATGTTAGCAGGTAATGCTTCGGCTCCTGTAAGTGTATCAGTAAAGTGGGATGGTGCACCGGCAATCTTTGCTGGTATCGATCCCGGCGATGGTAAGTTCTTTGTTGCAAAGAAAGGTGTATTCAACAAGAGCCCAAAGCTGTATAAGACAAATGCAGATATTGATAATGATTTGAGTGGCGAACTGAATGACAAATTCAAAGTTGCTCTGGCCGAGTTCGGTAAGCTCGGAATAACAGGAGTAGTTCAAGGTGATTTCCTCTATACGGATGACGATATTAAAGAAGAAACTATTGATGGAGAAGCGCATATTACTTTCCATCCTAATACCATTGTTTATGCGGTACCAAAAAACAGCGGACTCGGAAAGAAAATTACAGGATCCAAAATCGGTGTGGTTTGGCACACAACATACTCAGGACCAGATCTTGAATCAATGTCGGCAAGTTTTGGAGAGAGAATCTCAACTAAGCTCACCCAAGTCTCGTCGGTCTGGCATGTAGACGCAGTATTCGAAGATCGATCCGGTAATGCTACATTTACAAAAGCAGAAACCAAAAAGATTACAGACATCCTATCAAAAGCCGGTACACTTTTCCAACGTACTAAGGCTCCTATACTTAACGAGTTTGCTAATAATAAAACACTGAATGAGCGAACTAATCGTTATATCAATTTAAAAGTCCGTGATGGTGAGCGTATTACAGATACAAAAGCATTCGTCGTCGGCTTACAGGCACATACTCGTGAATACTTTCAAAAGGAAGCAGATAAGGTTAAGCAACAAGCGACTAAAGATAAGAAACTCGCTATGGCTGACACTGCACTTAAGATCTTTACTCCTCGCAATATTAAAGATATTGAAAAGGTGTTCGAGATGTATAACCTCTTAGTTGACTGCAAGATGCTGGTTATCGAAAAGCTAAATCATGTAGATGGTCTTCGTACTTTACTTAAAACGAAGAACGGATTTGAAGTAACAGGTCAGGAAGGCTTTGTTGCTATTGACCACATCGGCAAGGGTGCTCTGAAACTAGTCGATAGATTAGAGTTCAGCAAGGCAAACTTTAGTACAGAATACATTAAAGGATGGCAAAAATAATGGCATTTGTATCAGTACCAGGAAGCAATGGAATATGGCAATATGATAATGTTGCCACGGCAGCAGCCACTTATCCAGATGCTAATGGAACTTATTCAGCCGGTGTACGATCATATGCTCCACCATCCGGCGCGGTTCAACTGACATACGTTAGTTGTAGAAAAACAGGTGAGACTGTTTTACGAGGCGAATTAAATAAGAACTTCTACGACCAATTAAACGCTGAAGGAGTACCATAATGGCTATTTGGAATAAAGACAACCAAGCCTATTTACAAGGCAATAAAACTTTATTTGAAGCATTCATGCTCGCAGATAAAGATGGTAATATCATCAATACTTTTGGTGAGGCGGCCAATATACCTATCGCGGCGGGTCTCGTAGATGGTTATTCAGCAGTTCACAAATTTGGTGTAGTAGACGGTACAGTTGGTACTAGTTGGTCAACCATTTGGACACAAGGTGAAGTTAACGGAGATCAGTTAGTACCTTGGAAAGATATTGCAGATGCAGGTGTGGTTACAGTAACTTCAACCGGCTCGGGTGCAGCAGGTGATACTACCGATGTTACTCTTGAAGGATTAGATGCTAATTACAATTTCCAAAGCGAAACATTAACATTAAATGGTATTGCCAATGTTGTAGGAACTAAAACTTGGCATCGTATCAATCGTATGTTTATGGAAGAAGAAACTAATGTAGGTTCTATTACTGCTACAGTTGATGGTGATGTAGTCAGTTCTATCAAAGCTGGTCGTGGTCAAACGTTACAAGCTTTTTATACAATCCCTGCCGGTAAAACTGGATATTTAACTCATATGCAAGTTTCTTCTAGTAAGAACCAAGCTGTTGAGGCATCACTCTTTGTAAGACCATTCGGTGGCGCATTCAGAGTAACTGGTGGAACTATGTTGTATCAAATGGAACATACAATTCATTACTCTTCGCCCATTGTAATTACAGAAAAGAGTGATATGGATTTTAGAGCAACTGGTGCAGCTAATGGAGTTCTATCAGCATCGTTTGATTTAATACTGGTAGACAACCCAGCCTAACTTCAAATTTATATTATGTTTCCTTTGATCTTTGGTTGACATTCAGCCCACAATGTTATATAATACTATTTGAATTTTGACACAGTTCTCACTCTAGCGAGTGCGGCAAATATATGAAAGCGACAAAAGGAGACAAATATGGGACGAATACGTGACCGAGGTCATGATGGAGGTAACATCTATCGATGGAACACCCTCGAAAAATAC